AAAGTTTGCCCCAGTTCCAATTGCCCAAAAGTCGTTCTTTATCTTCGCAGGAATGATGGTACTCTCGTAAATCCAAATGCCATCACTTCTGAGTTCGAGAACGGTCACATCCGTATCCGAGTCTAGGCCAGACCCAGACTCCAACGAATTGTAGAAGGTTAATAGTTTATCCCAATCTCCGCAACCCCCGTAGACGCTTGTCTGCCCACTACGGAGTTTCTCTACGAGGTAGAAGGAGTCGTCACCGCTGACCATCGAGTCTGCGGCAATCTCTCCCGTAGACGCTTTGGCAGCGATGGTGGTCATTTCACCACTAGGCTTAGCAGAAGGAGGATTATGCAGCCAGCGGAGCCGATTAGGATTTGTTCTAGCCGCTTGAGCCTGGCATTGATTCCGAGATAGCGTTCAGCACAGACAGCTTCGTGGGTGTCTAGTTGGCCTTTAACCTCGACAATCGTTGCCATACTAAGCCCCTATCTTGTCCATGATTTCGTCAAAGCTCTCGGATACCTCCCAAGAGTTGCCGTTCATACCGTAGCAAACACGAACCTCTGTGCCGTCTTCTTGGGTGTGCTGGAAGATTGACGCAATCAGGTCTGTGTTGATAATCAGACCCTCATCGATGCGCCCTTTGGCGGCGTTAGTTAGTTTGATTAGTTTCACGCTATCTCCACCCAAGAGGTTGTGGCCTCATCCCATGAGTAACGCTTGGGGTTCTCAGGAGTGCCGACATCCGTTGGGTACGGTACTGGCGAATCCCACAGGCAAGTGGTTTCGTTTAGCAACCAAGACGCATAGGGCTTGGGAGGAATAAACGCATCACGCCCCGCATCGTAGGTGTAGCCTAGTCCCGCATAGTTCTTACGGAATTGGGTTCCACCTAGTGCGTGTACGCCACCGTGGGTGTTGTACGAAGTCTGCTTGTAGACATCGCCTGTACGGGCAGAGAGTTCCGCCTCTTTGCCGTTGTCTTCATCACGACCAACCGTGACAAAGATTACGACATTGTTTTCATCTAACTTGGCAAAGTGAGCCACTTGTTTCTCCTTAACTAAAAGTTACTGTTTCTGATGTGGTTGATGTAGCGGTCACGGTGTACACAGTAAAGCCACCAGCAGTTGATGAGGTTTGGGTAACACCGCCTGAGAAGGTAGCAGTACGGGTATCTGGAATCTTGATGATGACCACGCCTGAACCACCGTTTCCTCCACCGCTGTAATACTGATGAGATGTTCCTCCACCACCGCCGCCAGTATTTGCAGTACCGGCACTAGGTGCTGCTCCTGTTGCGGATGCGCCATCGCCACCGCCGCCAGTACCACCAGTTCCAAAAGTTATAGAGGCTCCTGCACCACCGCCACCACCACCACCACCCCGTGTAACACTTGAGCCTGTAATTGTTGATGCAACACCAACACCACCGTTTCCGGCAGAAGTAACAGCAACTGCATTACCACCTATTGCACCTGCTCCACCACCGCCTCCTGAAGCCCCGCTTGCTCCATTTCCACCAGCGTAACCTTGATTGGCGGTTCCAGAACCACCTATATCGCTAGTGTAACTACCTCCACCACCAGAGCCACCAGTAGTCCCGTTTCCACCTTCAAAACCTCCTGCGCCACCACCTGTGGATGTAATGGTTGAAAAAACTGAATTAGAGCCACTATTTCCAGTTCCACCAGCACCAGCACCACCAGCACCTACTGTAACTGTATAAGCAGTTCCAACGGCAACAAAAAGTGAAGATTCAGCGGAAGCGCCGCCTCCGCTAGTACCAGCAGAGGTTCTGTAACCGCCAGCACCACCGCCACCGCCAGAATACTGCAATCCAACCACAGTACCGCCGCCAGAGCCACCCCCTGCAATTACAAGGAAGTCAGCAACAAATTTAGGCACAAACGTCACAGTCTCACTTGTCGTGCTAGTCGCAGTCACAGAGTAGATGTTGAATCCACCAGAAGTAGACAGAGATGAAGTTACGCCACCAGAGAATGTCGCAGTTACGTTGTCAGGTACTTTGATAACGACAATGCCTGAGCCGCCGTTGCCGCCATTTGAAGTTCCAGCGGCTTCTGCACCACCACCCCCACCCCCGCCAGTATTGACCGTTGCGTTCCCACCATTAGTATCGCTTGTTTGAGTACCGTCACCGCCGCCACCAGTACCACCAGTACCTTTTGTGCCTCCAGTTCTAACTCCACCGCCACCACCACCGCCTCTAGTTACAGAGGAGCCTGTGATAGAAGATGCAACTCCGTTGCCACCATTTCCTGCGGTTGACCCACTTCCGTTGCCACCAACTGCACCAGCACCACCTCCACCGTTTGCTGGAAATGGCGAACCCAAACCAGTATTTGTTCCACCGGCATATCCTTGATTAGCGGTTCCAGTACCGCCAGTACCATTAACTCCACCACCACCACCAGAGCCACCATTTTGTCCGTTTTGATTAGTGTCTCCACCACCTCCACCACCTCCGGTAGATGTGATGGAACTTAAGACAGAGTTATTACCGTTTGCTCCAACTGTTGCAGCGCCAGTACCGCCAGCACCAACGGTAACCGTATACGCAACACCAAATGTCAGGCCAAGTTTTGATTCTGCGCTTGCGCCGCCACCAGACGTACCAGCAGAAGTACGATAACCGCCAGCACCGCCACCACCTAATCCAGCGTTATTTGTTGCACCACCACCAGCACCGCCACCAGCGATAACTAAGAAGTCAACGCCAGCGCCAGCAAGGAAAGTAACAGTCTCGCTAGTAGTAGATGTAGCCGTTACTGTGTATACGTTGTATCCAGAAACCGCAGTAGATAAAGTTGAAGTTACACCAGATGAGAATGAGGCATAGTGCGTAGATGGGATTTTAATGATAACGACACCAGAGCCGCCTGCCGCACCATTTTGTCCAGGCCCTGATGGCCCAAGAAAACCACCTCCACCGCCACCACCACCTGTATTAGCAGTACCGGCAGTACCAGCACCACCATATCCACCAGCACCACCTCCACCAGAAGCAGTACCAGCAGTTGCACCCCGTGTGTCTCCACCACCACCACCTCCACCTGCTCTAGTTACGCTTGAGCCTGTTATAGATGATGCAGTTCCAGCACCTCCGTTACCTGCGGCAGAAGTTGTTGCGGAACCGCCTGTCCCTCCAGCGCCGCCCCCACCACCTCCAGCGCCATAACCATTACTAGCGCCAATCCAACCAGCGCCACCGTTGTTACCCTGAGATGGAGAGGTTGAAGGTGTGTTACCCGTACCTCCTGTTCCAGAAGCAACATTGCTTCCTGAGCCGGGAGATGCGCCACCACCGGAGCCACCATTAGAACCGTTAGAGGCCGTTGGGTATAGGCTAGAAGCACCTCCACCGCCCCCGTTTGAGGTTGCACTTGAAAACACAGAGTTTGAACCATTAACGCCGCTAGCGGAAGTTGTTGAACCTGCACCACCAGCACCAACGGTAATAGTATAAGCAGTTCCTATACCAATACTTTGAGAGGAAAAGTCACGATACCCGCCAGCCCCTCCACCACCACCTAAAGTTGAACCACCCCCACCGCCACCCGCTACTACTAGGTAGTCGGCAAGGATTCCGGCAGCGCCACCGCCGCTAGATAAAAGAATCTGAAAGATGCCCGTCATTTATGACACGTTCCCTGTGATTACACAGACGGTTCCAGAGATAAATAAGACTGTACACACCCCCCTAGTCGCAAGGGTAACGCTTGCCTTATCCGAATCTGTACCCGCAATGTAGGCGGTTGTGATTGTGCAAGTAATGGTAATCCCCGCAGAGGTGTTGTTAAAGATAGATATTACATCACCTTCGGCAAAAGTGGCATCAGGAATCGTTATAGACCCGCCAGAGCCTACCTGGACATACTCGCCCACGTCAGTCGTGGCAAGCGTGTAAGAACCTGTCTTGGTTCCCACGGCAGGGATGTTCCTGTACCCCAAGGTCGAGGTGTCAGGGGGGAGGGTATAGGTATTCGTAGAAGCTGCGGCAGGGGCATTCAGGGTAGCCGCACCGCTAGAAGAACCCGCTAGTTTCAGGCTTCCAGAGTTAAATGTGCTTGTCCCAGAGAACGTGTTTGTACCGCTAGAGTTGATACCGCCAGAGATGATGGCAGAGCCGGAGATGGTATTTGTTCCCGACAGGATGTTGCCACCAGAGAATGTGTTGGTAGTACCTGACGAGTTTATATTCCCAGAGATAATTGCCGACCCTGAAATCGTGTTCGTGCCGGACAGGATATTCCCGCCGGAGAAGGTATTGGTCGTGCCCGAGGAGTTGATGTTTCCAGAGATTACAGCCGCCCCAGAGATGGTGTTCGTCCCACTCATCAGGGTTCCACCAGCAAAGGTAAACGCATCCCCAGAAGCCCCTGTCTGGAACTCCTTTAGGTGAACCATAAGCTCACGGATGGCGTTGTTGATGCTACTTGGGGGACACCCCTCGTCAATGTTAATACCTTCTATGTCGGTATTTGACGAGTTGGTCGTTGAGTATTCTGAAATCTTGGTCTTCATGGTTTACTCCGTTTGTCCTTGAATTTGTCCTGCTTGGAATAAGGCGTTAAATACTCTTGGGTCGATAATAAATGGGGCGCGTTGCGTGACATTTCCCATCCCGCGTCCTAGCGCACCAAGTCCGTAAGCCGCCTCTCCTACTGCTCTTGGGGAGGACGAAAGTAGCGATAAACCTGCCGATGGCAATCCACCAATCCCGTAGGCTAAAGCACCCGTTGGGATGGCTGTCGCGGTCTGCAAACCCCTTGGGGTCAGGCTAGACAACGCTTGCCCAGCAAGACCTGGCATAAACTCTTGGCCGCCAACCTTTTCTAATTGTTGGGCAAGTTTTAGTCTACTTCCGTAGTTTGTCTGCACGTTATTACGCATCAGGCTTTGCAGCTTACGCATCGCCGTGTCCACAGAAGCACCCTTACCCAAAGATAAGGCGCGTTCAATCTCTCTGATTTGCTCACTAGCGTCAGAATATGCCTTCATTGTGTTGGCATAAGTTGGTGCTTGCTTCTGAATAGACGATTTGATTGAGTTGTACACGTCGCCAACAGCCGCCCGTGTGCTTTTTTGTTCAAACGGAACGGACTCTAGTATGTCTCCAACCCGTTTTTTAAGGGCATCTAGTCCCTCTGGGGTGTGGAACTCTACTGGGTCTGCGGCCTTCCACTCGTCCACAACGGTACGGGCTTCGTCTAGTTTTCTAGCAGCGTTTTCGTTGACAATCTTACCCTTGTAGGTAACTTTTGCCGTTGCGTTTTGCAGTCCCTTGTCGATGTCAGCAAAGTCCAATACCGTCTTGTCGTTCTTGATATTGACCATGCCGGAACGATATTCGGTCTGCTTTAGGTTGTTTAACTCGTTAAGGTTTGCTTTAGCAATATCTAATACTTCTGTCGGGTCTGCCCTACCAGAAATGTTTGCGCGGAACTGTTCTGCCGCCTCTCCACCCCTGCGGCCAGCTTCAAAGGCTTGCGTGACCGACTCTTTTCCTGCGCCGGTTGTCAGCCCAACCACGTTAGCCAAACCCCTACCGCCTAGACCAGCAGTTTTTGCTGTGGTTCTAGCGGCAATAGCAAGCGGGTCTATTACTGAGGCTGTACGAGATAACTGTTCTGCTAAAGACAACGGGGCTGTAACTGCTCCTGCTGATATTGGGGCTCCAGCACGTCCGGCTAATACTGCCCCGCCAGCACCAAGTCTAGCGGCTCCAGCACCGCCTGTAAGGAGCGTTGACACGTCTGCTAGTACCCCAACAGGGTCTTCGGCAATAGCCCGTTTTGCGCCCTCTACGCTACCGTAGCGGTCAGCATAAAACTGTCCTACCTTGCTGGCTACCTCGCGGGAGGCTTTATCTTCTCCAACTGCCTGAACTAGGCTTTCTGGCAAGACGTTTTGCAGTATCCCTGCGCCTAAGTCTAAGACCGACTTAGCGGTCTGGACTGGGCTAGTAACGGCCTCTACGACATTGCCTACAAGACTGCCAAAAGATGACGGGATATTACGAAGTGCGCGGCCAGCAACCTCACCGACTCCCATGCTTGATGCCATGTATTCTTCAACAATCTCGTTTGCCTTAAAGCCAGACTTTAGTGCGTTTTTTACATTCGGCACTTCTTCTGCAAGCACAGAAACAATATCAGAGTCACTAAAACCGGCTTTCTTCGCTTGGCGAATACGGTAGCCAATCTCTAACTCTGGACTGCTTTGTGCCGGAACCTGCGCGTCTGCTTGCGGAGTTCCTACAAAAAACCCTTGGTTTTCTTCCATTATTACCTCGGTGGGAATAATAAACTTCTAAGCGAACTGCGCGAACCCGCTTGTGCTGCTGGTGTTGCCGGTGCTGTTGGTGCAATAGAAGGACGCGCACCTGTCGGGGCTGAACGCCCTGCGGTAATGTATGCAGACTCCAGAAGGTTTTGTAGACGCGCCTGTTTGTCAGCAACCGTTGTTTTGTCGTCGTTTAGTTGCGGGAAGTACGCCTTGCGATAACCCTCCAACTGTTCGCGGGTATAAGCTGCGCCGGTTCCTAATGTTAGTGCCGCATCAAGAATGTCTAATTGTGCTGCCTCAATCCGCTGACGGTCTGGGCTTGTTAGGCTATTAGACAAGAAATCAGATTGTGTCATCCATTTAACCAACGATGGAAGTGCCTCTGGTGAAGCGGCTGGCGCATTTTTGTTAATTACCTGAGACATTTGGTCTAAGCCAAACTTAACTCGGTTAGCCAAGAATCCAGCCTTGCGTTCTTCGCCGCTTGGCATATTGATATTTGTTGCTCTAGATTTATTCATCTGCTCTTGGTAGTCTGCAAATGTGCCTTTGAACCCTTGGCTTACGGCAAACTGATACTCTTGAACAGAAGCTGGAAGCGCACGCGGTTCTTTCGCTACCAACTTTGCGTACTCTGTTGGAGATGCTACACGGAGGTAATCTAAAACAGCCCTGTCCGCTGCGCTTTGGTCTACTACCTGCTGAGTCTTAGGAGCCATGCCAATTACTTGTTGGGCAGACATCCCCTCTAGCAATGCTGGGTCAATGTTGCTTTGTGTATCTAATACGCCCTGTCTTGTGGGCTGCATGGTTGTTGCGTCAGCAATTCTTTTCTCAAATGTCTCTCTAGCCTTACGCATACGTTCATCTTCTGAGCGTTTCTGCATTAAGTCCTGAATCTGTATCCCTTTTAGGGTGTCTGCCAAGGTCTTGTCGAACGACTGTTGGTAAGCCTGTAACCCTACTGGGCCAGCCTGACCGATAACCTGCCCGATGCTAGGCTTTCTCTGCCCTGGTTGCCCACGGGAAGATTGCAGTAGCGCGAACCCAAGGTTTGTAAGCAATGCGTTCTGGGCGCGTTGCTCTGCCGCCTGTTGTTGTGCTGGGCTTAGCAGTCCTGGTGGCAAACCGCCGCCTAAAAGTTCTTGAAGTGTAGCCATATATTTACCCTAACAAGGTCGAAAGGTTTGGTACATCTGGTTGATACTGAGTTCCAAGCAATCCCGTTTGTGGTTGGCGGGACGCAAGTAGGTTTAGCACCCCAGAGTAATCAACCCCAGACGGTGCTGTTTGTTGCCCTATTTGCTGTGCCTGTGGTACTGCCGTTGGTTGTTGTTGACCGCCCATCAAACCGCTAAGTTGATTTGCGGCTTTCAACACATCCGTGGTGCTAATTTTGGAAGCTGATTTTCCAACTTCTGAAACTGGTATCGTATTGTTTATGTATGAATAAATCTCTGCCTCTGGCAGTCCCATTCCAGCATAAGTTGCGGCTGTTTCTGCAAGTCCAGTTGGAACCCCTGCGTATGACAGGGTCGAGGTTATCTGCGCTGTTGACAAACCTTGGTTGGCAAGCTGTGCCGCATCTGCCGCAATGAACTGCGCCTCTGCCGCAGATAAACCTTCTGCGCCAAAACTAGGCATACCGTAGTAAGCTGCGCCGCCAAGTGCGGCAACCGTGTACCAACCGCCGGGTATCTGTTCGTTTACAAAGTCGTCAATGGCACTACCAGCATCTTTAACGGCATCTTCTACCGGGCCAAGAACTTTGCTTACTGGCTTGCTTAACTCGTCAATCGTTAAGTCAATCCCTGTATTTTTTTCAACCCAACCCATTTTCCCACCTTTGTAGTTTGGTTATGCCTTTGTGCGTCCCCAGACTTTGGTCGTCTGAACCCACAACTTCGTCACCGTATCTTGAGTAAACCGACTTCAACCTCTCGTCAGTAAAGTAAGTAATCGCGTACTCTTTGTCTTTAATCGCATTAAAGAAGTCTCGTAGGTTTTGCAAGAACTCTTTGATGCTATCTGCGTTAATCGTGTGGTAAAACACCGCAGAATCCGTGACCCTGAATACTATAAAAATCGTGTTTCCGAACCTGTAAAACCTTGCGCCATTCTTGCGGTGTAGTGCTAAAGACTTCTTTGCATCCTCTACCGTGATGCTCTTGTTGTTCCGCTTTATGTCCTTCGCTACTAACTCGCCAATGTTCACGCTGTTACATATTTGGTGTCGTCTACGTTGTTGGGGTGAAACTTAGGCAGGTAAATTCTTAGCATTGGCAAGCCAATCTTGAACCCCACATAGCCAAAGCACACCGCTAGGTCTTTCCATGTGGATAACTTCCACAACAACTTTTCTTCCTTGAGCTTCTTGATTGTGTAACTTAGCAAGAACCCAATCACATACTTCTGGTTGACGCGGGCAATCTTGCGTAATTCCTTACGCGACAGCCCTAGGTAGTCCCACAGGTCTAGTGCTAGGGTTTTGTGCCCGAGTTCTTCCTTTGCGTGCCAGCAAAACAATTTGAAGTCTCGACCTTCTCTAGTTCCCCAACGGTCAATGTAAGACCTTGCCATGCAGGAGGCTAGGTGTTCTATGGATACCATAGTCCCTAGCCAGAAAGTCATCCCCGGTCTGCGGTGGATTATCTTGGTGTTTGCAAACTCTTGCTTCTCTGCGTCCTTGAGGTTGTGCCTGTCGTTAAACGACTCATGGGCACTTGCGTGGGACATCTCCTCTTGGACAAACTTAATCATCCGTCTGCGTAAATCTTCGTCCTTTACGCTTGGCAGGTGGTGGTTAATGACTGCGGCGAAGGCTTTCTCCCACGCTGGGAAGATGATGCTAGACGCATTTCCGTAGTGCGTCCACACCGCCGAATTGTCACACCAGTAGGTCAAAGCAATAAACCTCCTAGTCCACCAAGAATCGCGCCTGTCTGTGAACCAGAAAGACCGCCGATACCGCCGAACATACTTCCTACCTGAGAACCTAACAATGCACCGCCTAGACCCTGCGTGAGGTAGTTTGTCTTTGCTTCTGCCTGTTGCGGTTGCGCCGCGTACTGAGAGCTTCCCATTGGAGTCCCATAGACAGAGGACAGGAATCCCTGCAACTGCTGGTAGGGTAACTGTTGCGAGTATTGGTATCTCTTTATTGCCTCTTGCAACGGTTGGTTTGCAATCGCTTCCCGCGCCGCACCAACCTGCGCCAGAGTCTGTGCCGGTAGGAATGAAGATTGGTAGAAACTTGGGGCGGCTTGAGCCAAAGCTGCTTGTCCAAGCTGCGCCTGTTGTTGTAGCCCACGCTCCCTAGCGTAGTCCTGACCAACGATGTTGGTAGCAACGTCGCCTAATGCCCTGCCGTAGGCTTCCGTAGCCCCGCTGAGGGCACGTTCCATCGAGCCTGACCCGTAGCGTCCAGCCCGTGAGTAGAGGCTTGCAATGCCCGGAACAATCTGCTCACCGTACTGTTGTGTAAGTGGGCGCGTAGCGGCGGCAAGCATTGCCTGTTGGTAAGGGTTGCCTTGCAGGAAACCACCTGCGGCGGTCTGCCCAATCTGTCCCAAGGACGAGAGGTATCCCTGCTGTCCTGCGCTGATAAAAGGTGAAGCCGCGCTTGCTAACTGTTCCTGCATCGCCAACGCCTGTTCGGTCTGCTGGCTTGGGGAGACGTACATCTGCCCTGGATAGAGGCTAGGTTGCGGGTCGCCAAAGAACAATCTTTCTGCCCTCTGTAAGCCCATCTGGAGGTACGGTGCTAAACGTGGGTCAATCCTTGACTCGCCGCTAGCCGCGCCACGGGCGGCAGATAGCTCACTAGGTGAGCCACCAGGAATGACTGTGGGGGTTACTGCTGTGGTGGTTGGCATCGCGGTTGGGGTTACAGTCGTTGGCGCTGGCTGTCCGGCTTGCTGTGCCACTTGGTTGGCTACCGGCGCAAATGCTGACCCAAAGAAGTTACCGAACATTCCAAGGTTAGACGGTGGCGTATAACCTGGTTGCGGTTGGGCGACAGCAATGTTAGAGAATGAGGACATATATCACCTATTATAAAGATTATCCAACCAAAATGTAAGCATAAGTCTTGTTCGCCGTACTGTTGGCAAAGTGACTTATCGTTGCCTGTCCTTGCTGTTGGGCAGAGACGTAAATGTTCGAGTACGTTGCCGGTGCTACATAGTTAACCGTGAGAATTACCGACGGAGTTGCTGGTCTGGTCGGGCTGGTTTGCGCGGCTAAGTGTTCAATCTTGCAGTCTGAGTCCGTAGATGCCCACGCTAGTTGCACATAGTCATCTGCTTGGAGTTCTATAAAGAAATTAAGCGCGGCAATTAAGTGACCGTCAGTCCCGCCGTGGCTGTTAGGTACAGAAAACTTGCTGTTACTGCCAGCGACGTTAGACGCTGCACCGCCTCCGCTACCCTTCTTAAACCACACATCCACGTCTTGAATGGAAACGTCTGCGTTGGCAAACTGAATACTGAACGCAATGTTATATATCCCGTAAGACTTGACCCGAATCTTGTTGGTACTCTCTACCGAAACCCCGTTAGAGTAGTCGGTGGTATCGTAAGAAATAATGTACTCGTTGGTGGTCGTCGTGGCCGTCTGGTCAGTCGTGTCCTGAAACGCACCGTAAGGCGCAGAGTCTGCTTCTGCCGCGTCCGAGAACGGAATCAGAACAATTTTTGTATCTACAGAAATACGCTCGTCTATCAGGGTAGTCGTCGTAGCGTTGCCCGTAGCCAGCGTAATAGTCCCCGTGTTATTGGACTTGCCATTCATCAGGTTGTTGACCACCTCGGAAATCTGCCGGGGGTCGCCGCCTTGGTACGGTAGAACTCTAAACATTAGCGAGTACCCGCTTGCTGAATCTCTACGTCCATCCCGATTGCCGTAGTCCAGTTCCCAGAAGGCTCAAGTTTTACGCGGTGATAACGCCCGTAAGACCTAGCACCTATGCGGTTCTCGCTGTTTGCAGCCGTGACCGACGGGAAGGACACCGTCTGGTTTAGTTGTAGCCTAGAGGCGATAGAAGCACTACCCGTCCCGTTGTCCACGATGGGTTTTAGCATCGTAATCATGGACTGATTGGTGTCCGAGGAAATATCTGCCGTCTCAATCGTGGCCGTCTTGGAAGCCCCTGTGAAGGTAATTAGCTTGTTGCCGTTAATCCCGAGAAGAAGCAGTTTCCCGCCTAGCCATGTCCGGCTGTCCAACGAAATCCCCAAGGCATCTATGCTTGCGCTAAACGCATCCAAACCCTCTAGGGTTATGGAAGGGGTAGACACGGGAGCCACACGGGTAGCCGTTGAGTCCGAGTACGACCACTTGCCTGTCGGGACGTGGTAGACCAAGACCCTGTAATCCAAGTCAACCGTCGGGTATCCCCAGACCACCAAGTTATTGATGGGGTCGATGGCGGCACTCATGTTGCCAATGTCGCCTTCTTTTAACGAGTTAAAGAAGTATCTGTTGACCTTCTCCGCGCCTATGTTTTTCAGGTTCTGCCCGTCACAGGCGTAGAAGCCGTCGTCTCCAAGGAAGTAAGTAATACCCTGCCATTGGATGACCGAGTTTGGCTCAAAGCACCCACGGTTCCTAGCAATGTTGTCGAACTGAAATATCAGCGGGGTTCCGACGTAGGACATCCGCACGATACTGCGCTCTAGCAGGACTAGCCCGAACTCGCCACCCGTAACCCCCTGCACAAACCCGCCGTCAGGCACGTCTTGGAAGTCTGCCTGTGTTGTGGCAGAGGTAGTCCAAGTCTTCTCGTTGTTGATACCCGACCATTGGATTCGGTTCTTGTAGGAGCTCTGGTAGCCAGACACCACGAAGTCCCGCACCACGGTCACAAACTTGGCCTTGGGTGCGTCAGCGGCTAGGTCTGCAAAGGTAGTCCCAGACATAACGTCTATGTACTGCATGGTGTTGGACTCGTTAGCCGCAATCAGGGAGTTTCCGAACTGCGTAAATTTCCACCCAGACGTGCCGCTATAAGTCACGGCAGAAATGTCGTCCCAAGAGAAGTCGTTGGTGTCCAACTTGAAAAGCCTTGTCGTGCCAGCCGCGTAGATACTTGTAATACTGTTCGTGTCCTTGGCGGCAGCCGCAGCCGTTAGGTTTTGCGGTGCGGCATCAGAATAGTCAACTTCCTGCGGGAACGGGCCGTAGCCTACCGCCTTGGGAAAGCAGTTCTTAGCCGTGGTCAGCGCACCGATAACCCCAGGCTGGTCAGGTAGCCACTCTCCAAAGGTAACTCTTGTTATTGCCATGTGTTACTTCCCGAAGATTGTTGTGTCCAAATATCGTTTTGGGCGTTAATTGGTGTCCATGTGTCCGAACTGGTTGATGCCTGTGTCCATGTGTCGCTTTGGAAGTTGGCCGCAGTCCATGTGTTTGGCTGGTCAGGTACTAAGACCCACTCCTCGCCAAACTTGTACATCGTGCAGGTAAGCTGTCCGTTGCTTGCCACCTGCCCAGAAGCTGTGTAGATAATCCCCGCTAGGGCGTTTAGAGTGCCTGCCGCCACGACATCGCCGTGGACATCGAACTCGAACCCTGCGCTTGCTGACAGGAACCCTTCTGCCGTTATAGAACCGTCTACAAGGCGAAGTCTTACCGCGTCTGATACTAGGTTGCCAGAGGCGTTTATAGCCCCTACAACGTCCCGTAAACGCGCCGCAATAGCACTTACAGAACCTGCGGCAGAGATGCTCCCCACCACGCTTGTAACTCTGTTCGCTAACGCACTTACTTGTCCGTTAGAAGTAATACTACCATCAACCGTTCTTGTACGTTGTACAGAAGCAACAACCTCGCCAGCAGAGGTAATAATTGCCCCTACAAATCTAGTTCTAGTGCCTTCTGCCGATACCGTTCCAACGCCACTAATCGCACCCTGAATCGTACGCAATACCGTACTACTTGCCGCTACTTGCCCGTTGGCTGTGATTAATGCTTGGGCGCCCTCAAAGAACTGCGCCGTAGCATTTACAGTCCCAGTACCGGTAATGTTTTCTGGTGCGTAAATTAAGCATATTTCCGTATCCGCAGACTCCCAAATTGGGTCATCTAGCGAAAACGCAAGGTTATCAATACTGCTGCTAAAGTAGTCTAGGAACTCTAGCGTAAACGGGCCTTGTATCCCGCACTCCATCCAGTTCGCGTCTAGCGAGAACGGTAAGGAATCTAGGCTTCCAAAGCGGTCTAGTTCTTCAAGGGTGAGTAACGGTTTGCCGCTTGTTGGAGCAAAGGACGCGCCAATTACTCCTGAACCTAGTGGCGCATATCCGAACATTGTTTAGGCTCCTATTTCAACCCATTGCTGAGTGTTATCGTCCCAATTGTAAGTTTTCCCGTCTGTCGGGTAGGCAACTGGGGAGTCCCATAGGCAAGTATCTTCGTTCAATATCCATGAGGCATATGGTTTAGGTGGTATGAAGGCATCCCGTACAGAGTCGTAGGTGTATCCGATGCCAGCGTAGTTCTTACGAAAAGGTGTACCACCTAGCAAGTGAACACCACCGTGAGTGTTGTATGAAGTTTGACGATAAGTATCGCCAGTTCTAGCGCAGAGTTCTAACTCCTTGCCATCATCTTCTTGTCTACCAACTGTGACAAACACAACAGTTCCAAGATTATCTAATTTAGCAAAATGACTCATGAGAATGTCACCGTTTCAGAAGTCGTTGATGTGGCTGTTACGGTGTAAATCTTATAGCCAGATACAGAAGTTGATAGACTTGAAGTCACACCGCCTGAAAAAGTGGCCGTGTAAGTGTCTGGAATCTTGATGATGACTACACCAGAACCGCCTGCGCCGCCCGTGTATGAAACATAACCTCCTCCACCACCGCCACCTCCATTATTTGCGGTTCCATTAGAACCATTTGTAATGGAGCCGTTACCACCGCCTCCAGAACCACCTGTTCCAGCAGTTCCAGAAACATAAATTCCACCGCCTCCACCGCCAGCACGAGTGACACTTGAGCCTGTAATTGTTGATGCAACACCTGTTCCACCATTCCCGCCAACAGAACCCGTTCCATTTGCACCTATTGCACCAGCACCCCCGCCGCCACCACCACCGTAATTTGCCGATGTAGTTCCTGTTCCTCCAGCATACCCTTGGTTTGCCGTTCCTGACCCAGCAGTACCAACCGCAGTTGCTAAGGTGTTAATTGATGAGCCACTACCAGATCCACCAATAGCTCCATCTCTTTCTGATGCGGTATCGGACTGAACTGCGCCCCTACCGCCGCCAACAGATGTTATTGTTGCAAAAGAAGAATTATTTCCGTTGCTTCCAAGAACTGAAGCTCCACCGCCAGTACCTGTTTTTGTACTTCCAGAACCGCCAGCACCAATAATGACAGTATAGATAAGACCAGTTGAAATATATAATGAGTTTTCAGCACCAGCACCTCCACCGGATGTTCCTGTTGAAGTGCGATAGCCACCTGCGCCTCCTCCAGCAGCTCCTCCACCACCGCCACCGGCTATTACAAGATAGTCAGCGGAAAAAGTTTTAGATTGCCCAAAGAAACGCCAAGAAGAAGAAACTGCGTCATACCATTCTGGTAGTCCCGTGGTGCTGTTCATCCGAATCATACCTATAGCAGGAGATGATGGGCGTTCAGCCGTCGTTCCTACTGGGATATGCAAAGCGCCGGTTGACTGACTAGGCGTGTCGTATGCGGCTGCGCGACCTGCTGGGTAGTTAATAAATACGTCTTTTGTTCCGGCAGAGAAATTAACCAAGTTACCGCTATTCGACGACGACAACACGGTATCGCGTGACAGGGTTGACCCAGACGAGGTGTACGTTCCAATGCCGTTTTCCCACTCCGACCCCATCACAATGGAGTAGAACGTGGTGTTCGCGTTTCCGATGGTAGAGAACCCTTGGTAGCTAGGAGACGCGCCACCAAGCGTAATCGTTCCCGTACCTGTCGTGGTCGATGTTTCCTTTACGCGGTCTTTAAGGACGAAGGCCATTAGTCAAGCGTTACCGTGAGGTTGCCAGAAGTAATCTTGAGAATGTCGCCCGTGTCGATTGTCTTAGCAGTCGTCAGGGCTGTGTGCATGAGCAGGTTGCCGCTAGTAATTGCGTCCAGAACCCCGATGTAGCCCACGGAACCCCAAGAAGCAGTAGCCTGTGGGAAGGTCACGTCTGCGCTAGAGGTGACGATTCCACCCGAAGCTGTGGTCACGGACAGGGTTTGGCGGGCATAGGAGCCACCAGTTACTTCCGTACCAGAGTTCGTGTCCGTAGGATTGGACGTATAAAGCCCAACGTACACCGTCGTGGGTGAAGTGTAAGATGTGTTGCGGAGAACGTGGTCTAGGACTTTGTTCTCTAAATAATCGCTAAATTCTGCCATTTGATTACCTCGTTGTAACGGTCATAACTAAGGGAACACCAGAAAACTCACTCTCCTCGTCGGAGGTGTTGATTCGTGCAATTGCTTGGTTGTAGAGACTCGACCACGTTTGTGTACGCGGGTCGTTCATAAGGTACGGCTCTGCCTCTAGGAGCGAGGCGTAGAGTAGCGCGTCTGGGTAGTTAGCCAAGAACTCGTTGCTAGTATTTCCTGACGACAGCACCACGGGCTTGAAGTAGTAAAGCATCTGCAAGACGTATGCACTATCGGGCTTGGGCGCAAACTCTAACTCGTTGCCCCGCATGGTGTAGAACACCGGCAGCCCAACTTGGTCTGCGCGGGCGTTGCTAGAGAAAATGCTTGGGGATACATAAGAGACTACCGTTCTTGGTAGCCCTTGGATAAACACGTCACGGATGGACAGAAAGTCGCTTGGCAGTCCTACCGTCGGGTCGTTCACGGTCATATTTGCCGTGGCCGTTTTGAGCATCCTGCGGGTACGAATGTCGCGGGATAGGCGCAACTCCGCTAGGCTGATAAAGTCGGGAATCTGGCTGGTAAGGTCACTCCGTCCGAGGTAGTTCGCTACCGATGTCTGGAGGTCGCTGAAATTCGCTAGGGCCATTGTAGTCGTTCCATGAATAAGTGTAAGACCCAACGTGCCCAATTGCGTTGGACAGGTGGTGGTCTAAATAAGTATCGAATCCTGCGTCTTTTGCCTTGATGCAGAAGTACACATCCTCGCCTAGCAACTTGTCGCCAGGTATCTTCTCGAACCAGAACCACGGTCTAGGAGTGTTCTCAAACACCTCCCGCTTGACCATCATCACCCCGCAACCAATAGCGGTCACGCACTCTAGGTGGGTCTTGTCTTTAGAGACGATTGGAATCCAATGATTCTCTTTCTTCTCAAAGTCAATCTCTAGGTTCTTTGCCGTAGGTCTGACCGGCGAGGTTCTCGTTGTAGCGTTCACCCCAACGATGGGTTTGTCGTGCGACAGCAAGACTTCTATCGTGTTCTTGGGGAACCTCATGTCTGCGTCTATCCACAGAATGTAGTCCGCACCCTCTTTTATCGCCTCGGCTGCCAGCTTCTCTCGCTGGTCAAATATCAGGGTTCCGGCAACCGTGTAAACCGCCTGGTGTCCAGACCTGTTTCTTGCGTCGTAGGCACATAACACCGCCAAGTCAAACGCCGTTCCTATCTCCATCTCTCCACGAGAAGGGATACAAATGGCGACTTTCTTATCTTCCCACGGTGCTTTCTGCTGCTTTTGCTTAATCTTGTCGTGAACCTTGCCCACTAAATCCTCCCCGGTCTTGTCCGTAAAAAACGGTTTGCCGGGTCATTTAGAAAAGCCTTCATGCGTTTCTGGTCTACCACAGCGAACCCCCTCATAATCCCCTGTACATTCAGGTCTGCAATGACCGAATTGGGAATCTCCGCTACCCGCGCACCATCACCCCACCGGGCGCGTTCGTCTATCTGGTTATAAGAAGCCTTGTTAGCCTCTAGGATTGGTGCGACGTTTTGTTCGTCCCTGATGACAAGCCCGCCATCGCCGTCCGCAAACCAAGTCCGTTTTCCCTCTATCGTTACTTCTTCGCCCAACTTTTGCATATTTACCCCGTAAAACCGACGGTGGGAATTACCCACCGCCGATTCTATCACAAGTTACGCTGCTTTGATGTCAAATACACCGCCATGTGCTTTCTCGTTACGAACTTCGAGGGTCAGTTCGGCAAGAATCTGAGTTTTGTCAGAGTCGCCGGTCTTAGCCAGGTCATTCGTCTGGAAAGGACGGAGGTAAGCAAGGGCTGCGTACTCGGAATCAAGCATCAGGGCATCGCGTGAGCGCATGAAGCGGTCAGGAACGATGCTGATGAGGCCGAAGTCCGAGAGGTAAGCACCTGCGGCGGCAACGATAGTCGTTGGCTCTGCGCCGGTCACATAACGCTGCTCTGCAACACCAGTAAAGCCAGACACAGTTGCCTTGAGTCCTGGGGGAACAACCAACATCTTCGGTGTGCCGCCATCTTCAAAGATTTGCTGTGCTACGTCCTTGAGCATGGACTCAAGGAAAGTACGGGTCGTGGTGTCAGAACGAACGTCTGAACCGTCACCTGTTGGGTTTGTACCAGCCGAACCCTTGGATACGTTGCTGGTGATGTATGACAGGAGCGAGCCCATCAAACGTGCGCCAGAAGTAGCCGTACCGTTGGTCTTGGCTTGGTTAGCCGTGATGATTGTCTCGATGTCGCGCTTGATTTCGGAAGCGGCTTTAGCCAACTGGTAAGCCTTCTCAGACTTACGGCCAGCCTTGTCTACTGCCTCAAGCGTGCCCGAAACCTGAACGGTCTTACCAACGATTTGCGTGAAGTTGCCAACACGGGTCGTGGGAGCCAACGAGGAAGCGGCTGCGTCGTCACCTTCGATGAGGGCGTTAGCAGTCGTAGCGGCGGCCAATGCGTCGGTCTGCCACTCGTGGTTGGTCTGGGTTGCTTTAGCCTTGCCGATAGACGACATGATAGGCGTGTCGGTGGGGCTGATGTCATAAATGACGTTTGCTAAGTCTTCGCGGACACCAATCGAGGTGTACCGCAGGTAGGTATTTGAGGGTACTGACATTTAATTCTCCTTAGAGGAATCGTTCGAATAAAGCCGCCGCGTCTCGCGGGCGACCAGATTGTTTAAGTTGCTTGGTCAATTTCTTGACCGCCTCTCCGTCCTTATCAAGGCGAGGAGAGCCGACCCCAGGTGCTAATGACTTGGGAGCCTCTGCCACTCTTTTGGAGACGGCAGGTTTTGACTTCTGCAATT